GGTTTGACATACTTACCGATCTTCTTCAGGAAGACACCCTTGCCCTCAAGCACAGATTGCAAACAGAGGATCTTGTTAGAGGCAAGATCAACTTCATCTAGAAGCAACACAGCTCCGCGTGAAAGAGCCTCCACGACGGGTCCGTTGTGCCAGACAGTTTCGCCATTAACAAGACGGAAACCACCAATAAGATCATCCTCGTCAGTTTCAACGGTGATGTTTACGCGAATGAACTCTTTATTTAGGAGAGCACACGCTTGTTCAACACCAAAGGTCTTACCGTTACCAGACAGACCAGAGATAAACGTGGGGTAGAAGATACCAGACTTGATGATCTTCTTAATAGCAGAGAAGTTCCCGAAAGGGACAAAGTTAGGATCCTTAGTAGGAATCAGAACAGTTTGCTCCTGAGCGGGAATACCAGCAGGAGCAGCAAAGGTTTTTTCCAGTTCCTGAACACTGAGGTTCCACTTGCCACGACCAGACTTGTAATCATCAAGACGGTTTTTCACTGTAGGAAGAGAAACGTTGAAGTGGTCAGCAGCAGAAAGAAGGTTGGCGGTATTGACTTCAGTACCAAAGTTGTCGGACAGATAGGAAATAAGTTGTTCGGTGGTCACAGGAGCGGGAGCGAAGGGCATCGTGGTTCGTTTGGTATGTACCAATTATAGGGGCAGAGTGGGGCAGACTCAGGGCAGAGTGGACAGTTAGGCAACTGTCTGCACAAAGGCATTGAGCATCTTTTTGTTGTTCTTCTTGGACTTGAACATTTTCTTGAATGCTCGGGTGATCTCTGCTTTACTTGCTTCTTCAGAAACATTGTCCATTCCAGAAACATCTTCCTGGTTGGAAGTAGGCATCACATAGAGTTGGTGGTACCCACGACGAGAGCAGACAGCATACTTCTCTTTCTTGTAGGTAGCAACAAACCGATCATACTCCTCATCCATTGTCCAGTTAAACAATTGACGGAAGAACGAACCAGACTCACGAGGAGCAAGCAAACGGAACCCAAGGAAGTTGACAGTGGGGAATCGATCACGCAGGTTCATCAGCAAGATCTCCGAGAGACCAGCATAGTTATCAGACATCTTCTCATAAACCTTACCAAGTTTACGATCACGCAGTTGACAGTTTTGACGGATGTGGTTTGCCCAAGGGCGACCATCATAACGCCACTTGTCACTCCAGACTCCAGAACCTGCTGCTTCACCATCAGTAAGGATGCAGACGGTAACCTTCTCTGCTTGACGCTTCATCTGAGGGATCAGAGCGTGGAGACATACCAGTGCTTCATTCAGAGGGGTACCAGAAAGACCCATACCAGGAGTGGGGAAGAAGAAGAACTCGTGCGACCATCCTTTGTATCCGATAGCACCAGCGTTGAAAAACAGATACTTGAGAGATTCTTCAAGGTCACGAGTCTTCTGTTTAGATGATGCCAGGTGCATCATTGCAAAGTAGTTATCGAGAGCAAACTGATTGGGAACTTCTTTGATAACGAGACCTTCAGAATGCATATCACTAATACCATTACGCTCAAGACGCTTGTAGATCATATACGTCTCGTTAGTAAACGCATATACATCAAACGGGATGTTTGATTTTTGGCAGAACCAGCAGAGTTGAATGACTTGATTGACGGTATCGATAAGATTGTTGGACATAGAACCAGACCAATCAACTAGGAAAATCATACCGTGGTTCTTACCCTCAGGGATCACAGAGACCCGCTTGAAGAGATCATCGTTGTACTTATAGGTATGCAGTTTAGAGGTGTCTAGGACGCCCGTCTTGGCGCTGCTAGAGCGAGCATAGGTACTTGCTGCCTTGCGACACTCAAACTCTTTTACCAGGTAATTGACTTCTTGCTGGGAGTTCTTACGAAACTTCTTCCAAGCATTCTCAGCAACTTGAACTTGCTCAGCACCATTCTCTTCCAATCCACTGAAGTGAATACGATGCTCTTTAAGGATATCGGCACAAGGAACAACAACCTGTTCAACCGTGAACTTGGGAAGTTCAAAGTAAACACTATCAGAAAGTACCTGTTTGGTTAGTTCTTCCATTGCCTGCTCAAAGGCAGCATCAGTGGTTGCATCCATTTCTGTGGATCCACCAGCACCGCCACCAGGGGATTGCTCAGATTCTTCGGCATCGGCACTTTTGTTTTCAGGTTGCCCTTCACCCTCTTGCTCGGTAACTTGCTCGGTGACTTGCTCGGTGACTTGCTCGGTAGAACCGCCAGACTGACCCACAGGAGGAGGGGTGATGTCAGCAACCTTCTTCTCCTGCTTGGACTTCATATACTTCCAGATAGCATTGGCAACAGCAATAGCATCCTCAAAAGTTTCTGCTGCAGCAGTGTCATCAACAAACTTTTGCTCCTCTTCAGTGAAGTTGACATCGATGAAGTTGCCGACCTTGAAGAAGATATTGATGCGATCCACAAGATTCATATTCTTAGTGGTACCGTCAAGAGAGAAGAAGTCTTCATCCTGCAGTTGCTGATATCCCCTATAGAAGGTCTTGGGGAGACCAGGATACTTACGCTTCATCAGTTTCTCAACGCGAGCATCTTCAGTCACGTTGACGAAAGACTGTGGGCACTCCATAGTCTGCCACCCATCAGCAGGAGTGAACAGAGCGTGACCAACCTCGTGAGAGACCAGGAGGTCATACACACACTCACTTGCTTTCTCCCAGTTTGGGAGGGTCAGGACACGCTTGGCAACATCAAAGGATGCAGTAGAGACACTGCGGTGCTCGATCACCAGATCTTCAGTAGCGAGCAGTTTAGCGAGTGTACCCTTGACTCCAGTGTTGACCGTCATAATCCTGTTGCGTTGATGCACATACTATAAGACCCCTGGCGTGAACCAGAGGTCTTAGTGTGCCGCTTTTTGAAGTGGCGTAGTGCTTCACGCCGTGCCCTCATCGCTTGAGGTTTCAGGTGTCGCTTTTTTTCTTTCTTGCTGTGGTGTTGCCAATTTGGGACTGTCATCGTACTTGTCCTTTAGTTTGTTGATTAGATCATCATACCAAAGAGTGTTGTCGTCAGGCATCAAGCATAGATGGGAAACGCTCTCTTCTATCTATCTCATTAAGGGACAGCATAAAAGAAATGCTCCATCTTTCTTCATCTGAGTAGTTATACATAACCTCGTGGTCAAGATAACCAGGCCAGATCAAAAGATCTGTCTCAGTTGGGATGTGCATATGGATACCAGCGTGGTACGGTCTATGCAACATCATTGCTTCTACAACTGGGGAAGGATTGTAAAATTGAATTGCTCCAGAGTCTGCCAATGGAACTTTCAAATAATACGTTCCTGCCATATCACAGCAAGCGTGGTTGTGTCTAGTCTGATACGAACCTGGTGGATTAATGTTAACCCAACAGTAAGCAACCTCTAACTTGTCGTCATAGTTTGAAATCGCATCATTTAGATACTGCCCAAACTCAGGGTACTCTTTATGCAGTTTATTTTGAGAACGAACTGTAGAGAACCCTGTGCCATTGTGGGCATTGTCTGGTACACAGAACTCTTCACGACGACTTAGAAGTCTAAACTTTAATGCATCGTGAAGTTCTGGGTCCCACTCTTTGAATCCTCGGTATGATGGTACGTCAAACATCTTCAATAATTTTAGAGAAATTATTTACCTTATCGAATCGTAAGGTACGTTGAAACTTATCAACCAGGATTTCTCCTTTATGGGAGATAACAAAGAGATGAGTCTCTGCTCCAAGTCCCTTCAGAATTTTTAGAAGTTCTTCGGTAGCAGTATTATCTAGACTAGAATCAAAAACCTCATCCAGAATCAAAAGATTCGTAGTGACAGAGTTTTTGAGTTTCGCGACGTGTCTCCAAGTAAACAAAAGGGAGAGATCAATTTTTTGCTTCTCTCCTTCAGAAAAGGAAGCATATGAGAACTTGTCGCGATGCCTAGATTTTATCACTTCATTGAACTCTTCGTCAAGAGTGAAGTTAATGTATGTGTCCATACTTCCAAGATGCCTGTTGATCGATTGATTAATAACAGGAATGTACTTAGAAATAATCTTGGACTTGATCCCACCGTCTTTGAGAAGACTTTGAACAACTTTGTAATCAGAAGATAGTTTACTAACTTCAGAACAATCCTGTTCTTTCTTTGTGTACTCTGCAATTAGATTGTCAAGTACAGTCTTCTCTTTATCAATGTCGGGTTTCTTAGAGAGTCTTTGGACCTCGCTAAGAATCTTAGCGTTGGTACCCATCAACTTATTCTCTTCGATCTTGAGGGCATCTACGTTGGACTTCAGTTCCCAGAACTTCTTCTGGTCTGCCTGAACAGATTTCATCTGATCACGCACTTTCTTTAACTGAACCTCAAGTTGGGTTATCCCGTCATTGTAGTCGGTGGTCTTCTGCCCCAGAATACCTATCTTAGCATTACGAAACTCTTCGTCGATAGGTCGTTGACACGTTGGGCAACTGGTGTTGTCGGTGAAGAAAGCAACATCTTTCTGAACCTTGTCACGTTTCGCTGCAAGTTTCACTAAGATGTCGCGTACCTTTTTATATTGACCGTCCAGTTGTGTTACCTTCTGATCAGATTCACCGACTGCTTTCATCTCTTCGGTGAGAGTTGTACACTCGGACTGAAGAGATAACACCTTATCTTCGTTCTCTTTGAACTGGATGGTAAGGTGTTCGATCCTTTCGTCATTGACACTCGTGAGAGCATCGAGGGTCTTGCGTTGCGATGCAACACGTTCTTCTGCAATCTGCATCTCATAGTTACAGTTGCGAAGGGACTCATTGTTATCTTTCACACGCTCTTTGAGGAGCGTATTCATATGTGAAAAGACTTGAATGTCCAGTAGATCTTCGATAACTTCTCGTCGATGAGCAGCAGGCAACTGCATAAAAGGCACAAAAGTGCTACTGCCAAGAATAACAACCTGAGTGAAAGACTTGAAGTTGAGTTTGAGAATGCTCTGCTCCAAGTATTTCTGGTAGTCTCTATTTGCTGCATCTTGATCAACGAGGGTACCTTGACGATAGATCTCAAAGATACCAGGTTTGATACCTCGTATCACTTTGTAATCCACAGACCCAATACGGAATTCAATCTCAACTACACAATCCTTTTCGTTGATCGAGTTCACCAGTTGCGGTTTGTTGATCTTACGAAACGGTTTGTTGAACAGAGCAAAGCACAACGCATCAAGCATTGTACTTTTACCAGCACCATTAGATCCGATGATCAAAGTGCTTGGTGATTCTGTGAAGTTGATTTCGGTAAACGAGTTACCTGTGCTCAGGAAGTTCTTCCAGCGAATCTTCTCAAACTGAATCATACGGGGGGTATCACAAAGTCATTAGGAGAGATGATGGTGTAAGCATATCCGTGAGAGACGCAATTTTCTTTCACGATTTCTTCTTCCACCTCAGTAATCTCTAGTTCTCTAGAGAAATTATCACTCTCCTCTAGCATCATATGATAGCGCACTGCATCATCTTTGTCAACAAAGATCTGCACAACCTTCTCATCGATGGTCTCGCTGTTGACGGCATAGACCCCGCCCGTTTTTACATCGAGAAGTATGTACATTAGATCTTCCATCAGATGTTGAGTGCTTCTAAGTATAGAGACTTAACGATCGTGACAATGTTTTTCTTATCGAGACTGTCTTCCAAATCATTTACATAGTTTTCAAGGATGGTAACAGTGTCCTCCATTTTGATAGAGTCATCAATGTCTTCCAATTCCAAGTTCACATCTTCAATAATTTTGAGATCGGCAACACCGTTCTCCTGAAGACTCTTTACATATCGATCAAACCAGATTTGATTCTCTCGATTCTGTACGATAAGTTTCACATAAGATCCTTTAAGGTGACTACAGTCAGGAATTTCTGTGTAGTCATTAGCGACATCATCATAGAAGATCTTCGAGAAGATGTCGAAAGGATTACGAACGAACGTAAGTTTAAGTGTATCAGTATTTAGTACGTGAAACCCACGTTTCTGACCGTAATCATTCCAGTAGAGTTGGTACGGGTTACCGAGATACTGGATGTTTTCTTTGCGGGACTTCATATGGAAGTGCCCAGAACACACTAGGTCAAACTTACTGAAGGGACTAGGGTCGTCCCCGTGCTCCATACGTACTCCAGGTAGAGCTTCAAAACCGTTAAGTTCAAGATGCCCCAAGCACACAGATGCATCACTCTCCTCAATTTGTCTTCGGGTTCCTCCTCTATTCTCATCGCATATCCAAGGCAGAAGAAGAAACTTGCGGTTATCGAACTGTAACTCAGTAGGTACACTGATAATCGTAATGTTGTCATACCCCTTTAGAAGTGCCTCTGGTGCGTTGATCTTTAGAGTGTTCTTGTAATAGATGTCGTGGTTACCCAACAGCATCCACATATGAACACCTTCATCACGAAGCGGATCGAACCACATCTCCTTGGCGGAGTCTAATGAAAAGAAGTTGATACTCTTTCGTTTGTCGAAAGTATCTCCCAAACAAATAACGTGTTTGATATTGTTCTTCCTGATATAGGGTAACACTACCCCAGTATAGAACTGATGATACTTATCAATGAAGACTTGATTGTCATTACGAACACCGAAATGCTGATCGGTAATCAAAAGAATCTTCAAAGTTTTCCTCCAACAATACCCGAGTTAACTACACGACTGTGCTGATCAAGATTACCTTCTTGAATTGCTTTCAAGTGCCAGCGTGTAACTGAAAGGACTACATCATATTCAAGACCAGTGATAAAGTGTGCACCCAGAGGATCTTTTAGAATGCTGGTGTGCATACCGAATCTAGTTTTTTTAATGTAGAAGCAATCGTCAATCCACTCAACATCTTCTGGGATGTCAGTCTCAACGGTACCACCGAGTGAATTACTTAGTTTTAGTTTCTTCTGTTCCGTTTCCTGCATCTGGTTTGTTAAATCCGAAAGGTCCTTCGTTTGATTCTAGCGCAAGTTTCAGTGCAACACCACCGACTGCTTCCATAACTTTAAGAATGTCTTCTGTCTTGGCACCTTCACCAAGTTCTTTAGCGATGTACCAATACTTTGGCCAAAATGATTCTCCTGCCTTTTGGTAATCTTCAAGTGTAAGTAGTTTCATAATCAATAACGGTTGTTCATCTCGATGCGAGACTTGATTCCATTGTACACTGCAGTGTCAGAACTGTCATCCGTATGGAAGACTTGATCGAATCCAGACTTCTCTACGATCTTTTCTCTGATTGCTTGCTGTCTCTTCTCTTTAGCAATACGTCTCAGGAATGCGTAGTACACGATCTGAGTAAAGTATGCGAAAGGATTCTTAGACTTCTCGGGATTAAAGTTATCAATATATTGAACACAGTTCTCATATCCATCTGCGATCATATCATCCTTGTACATATAGTTGATGAAGTTAGGACGATAAGAAAGGTGAGTAGCAATTTTTAGGAAGCACTCCCCAAGGTACTCATCGATACGAGGTTTCTCTTTTCCAGCATCAGCAGCACGTTGCACCCTTGCCTTGTACTGGATCAAAACTTCCAGAAACTTGGCATTGTCTACGTAGTGTTGATTTTTAGAACGTTTTGCCATTAAAACACCCATAGTATTTGTGCTGCATTCATAACAAACACTTTACAGAATTAGCACTGATTTGTCAAGGCTTGACACTCTGCTAATAACTAATTATAATCAACACTGTAAGGGTTGACAAACACTCTTAGAGCTTATTTAGAGATTACTTATTAAAAAGATCTTCTAAAGACTTACGTGCTTGATCTACTTTACCAATGAGTCCCATTGATTCAGTGATCTCAACCTCTCGTTCTGTTTCATCAATATCTTCTAGGTCGAACTCCTGACGAACGAACATCTTGTACATCATCTTTGCTTCAATCGATTGAGGAGCAATAGAGATGATCTGATTCTCAGGAATAATGTAGAAGTCTTCTTCAGAGAAGACCATCCATTTTTTTAATCCGATGACCGTTGCTCGCTTGTTGTCCTGAACTGCTTCTGTAGCGTGTACTTTTGCAGGGTTAGACACAAACACAATATCGGTACCGTCTGTGTCTTGAACAACTAGCATCTTGGCAAGGACTTCTGTACCGTCAGTAAGTTTGGCGGTACCGTAGAATTCTTCGTCGTGTCGGATGTAACCTAAGGACATACTAATCTTTACCTTTTAGATTGATCTCGGTGATGGAATAATCAAATTTCTCTGCCTTGTACGTTTTGACCCTAAAGATCATATGGTTCAAGGTTGCATTACGATGATGGTCATTACTAATGTCATCAGCAAAATCATAAAGATAGGCACACGCTTTGGAATCGTGTTTCCTTAGTGCCCTACCAATAGATTGTAAGTTTCGTATTCTGGATTTAGATGGTGAAGCAAATATCACATTGTGCAAGTTCTTGATATTGATCCCAGTGGAGAAAGTTCCATAGGATGCCAACACGATGGCATTATCAGTACACTCACAAATTTGTCTTACTTGCTCCCGTTCATCAGTGTCAATGCCACCGTGAACAAAGAACGTCTGTTTGTTGTTCTCATTACTATTTAGCAACTCCCATAAAGGGTCACCGTGCTTCTCGATATAGTTGAACAGGATGAGAGTGTTACCTTTCAAATCTCTAGCAAGAGATGTGATAATCTTGTTGCGTTGTTTATGTGAGATGATATAATCAATCTCGTCCTGATAATTCTCAAAGAATTGATAGTCGTGTTTACACACCAAGATATTGATCTTCAGTTCAGACAGATGCCCTTCCTTCTGAAGTTCGGATGTGCGAATAACTCTTTCGACAGGACCAAACAGTCCTTCCAGTATTAGTTGATGTGTCTCTGTACCATCAAGGGTACCTGTCAAACCCACACGATATTTACACCCGTGCATCTTTGTCAGAAGATTTGTCAGTGATTTCGCTTTGAAGAGGTGCGCTTCATCTCCAATAACAACATCAAACCTATTAAAGAAATTGCGAGGCTCCTTGTAGATAGACTGCCACGTAGATATGACAACAGGACTTCCTGTATAGCGGTCTTTTCCTCCATACACTTTGGCGCAGTATTCTCTTGCATTCCATCCATACTGTTCAAAGTCCTTGTACATTTGTTCAACCAAACTTGTGTTTGGTACAACCAACAAGATCTCTCTGTTATATTGCAGGTGCCATCTAATCAAACAATAGATTATGAAAGACTTGCCAGATCCAGTTGGTGATAGTAGAAGCCTACGGTGATGCTTGATAGCAGAATAAAGTCCTCGTAACTGGTAACCTCTTGCCTTGAAAGGGAGACCGAGAGATCTAACAAAACTTGTAACTGACTCAGGGGTGACAAATTCTTCCTCGTCTGCAGGGATACCATAATACTTAGATTCTTTTACCTCATACTCGTAGCCTTTCTTATCTAACCATTCAACCAGATAATCGTAGAGACCCACATACAACTCACCGTTACCAGGAGAGTACAAACGAATCTTTCCATCCCAATACTTATATCGTCTTTGTCGTTGTAAAAACTTTGCGTTGGGAACTTCAAAAGTAAAATAGTCAGACAACTCTTGGTGGACTGACGGTTCAGCATCAAGGCGTAAGAAGACTTCGTTCTTCTTAGTAATAACAATCATTTAGAATCCTGCTTCAAATCTTCTATGTTCAAGAGCGTTCTTGATGTGATAAGTTCGATTGTTGATTTGTTTGAGCACGCCCTCAATATAATTTATGAGAGTTTCAAAGTATGCAATTTTGAGTTGTTGTTTCTGAATGTCCTCATCAGCTTCCATAAATGTATCGATGTCACCCTTCAAGATCTTTAGATCAAAAGGTTGTTCAGCGTACACTTTGGCATCTGCTTTTCCTGTGTAATACAACCACTTATCCCTCACAAGGGTACGCAATTTGATGCGACTCTCGGAGAGTAGGAGATTGTATTTTGAATAATAATCTTGGTACTTGGCGTGGAGAGACGGAATCTTGAGCGACTCCTGATCTAGTTTGTCCTCATCAAATACACAGTCAGCAGCCCAGGACTGCTTGACCATTTCAAGTGGATCCATAATTAACTCAATTTGTCAATGCGGTTACCGTTCAAGTCTTGAACTTGGAACGAAAGGTAATCAAATTCTACTGTGGCAGTGAAGTAATCGGTATCGGTCAAAGACGCATCAAACTCAAGCGTTGTGAGTGATGTCGGATTCAAGTCTTTGAACGAAATATTGAACTTGGGTTGGTAACTAGAGTTCAATACTGTCAGGGTACCATCAGCATATGGGAATGCACCAATGCCAGGTTCTGTATCGAGTTCTTCAAACGTTGCTCTCTCGGAGAAATTATCGGGTACACCAAGACCACGCATCCAGTTGTGTAGGATCATATAGTTCTCAAGATCCTCATCAACCATAAAACGGAGAGTGAAGTTTTGATACTCCAAGGTACCGTCCCTGTAGATAGAACGATACATAGTCTCCTGTTCTATCAGTTTCAACTGA